GGGCCGAAGTTTGGTCAAAAACGGAGGGCATCCCAATGAAATGGGCCACAGAATCATCCGTGACCTGTTGATTCCTGAGATAGATCGTGTTACAATGTCCTAGTGACTGACATACTTTTTTATCTTCCTGCCAAACGCAAGCAAACCGCATCGGGCTGGATATCAGTAAATGCTCCCTGCTGTGTACACAATGGAGAAAGTGCTGATCGCCGGCAGCGTGGCGGCATTAAGATCACCGATCAAGGTTGGTCGTGGCACTGTTTCAACTGCGGGTTTACTGCCAGTTTCATCCTGGGACGCAATCTTTCATTCAAGGCCCGCCGCTTGTTGACATGGCTCAACGTGCCGCAGGAAGAAATCGAACGTGCCAATCTCGAAAGCCTACGTCATCGCAGCGTACAAGGTATCTTGGATGATCGCCAAAGAACTGCCAATGTGGTGCAGGGTATAGAATTCGAAGATCGAGAACTACCCGAAGAGTTTGCACTGATTGACAGCAACATGCCAGTGCATTACCAGTATCTCAGAGACAGGTGCGTGCCTGAAGATTATCCCGTGGGCATGATACATGGTGGCCCTGATGATAAATTCAGCCGCAGACAAGGTGTGATCATACCATTCACTTATGATGGTCGTATCGTGGGACACACCCGTAGATTCTTCGACGATCACAACCCACGCTATGTGCATGACCTACAGCCAGGCTATGTGTTTGGCACAGATTTACAAAGACCTGACTGGCAGCATGTGATCGTGGTAGAAGGTGTGTTTGATGCACTGTCGATTGCGGGCTTGGCTGTGTTGCATGCCGACATCTCTGATGCGCAGGCGAGATTGATACGCAGCCTAGGACGCGAAGTCACTGTGGTTCCTGATCAAGACACAGCAGGTATGAAATTGGTAGACCGTGCTCTGGAATTAGGATGGGCAGTAAGCATGCCTGCATGGCCATCAGCAATCAAAGATGTCAACGATGCGGTAAAAGAATATGGAAGATTAGTGACCCTGATACATATCATGCAAGCCCGAGAAACCAGCCGGATCAAAATAGAACTAAGGAAGCGACAACTTGTTAAAGGACTATAGCGTAGACGTACAAAGGCTGTTTTTGGAGATGATGCTGCAGGATGCACAGAGTTATGTGCGGGTGCAGAATATCTACAATCCTGAGAACTTTGATCGCAGCCTGCGTGGTGCCGCAGAATTCATACGCGAGCACAGCAACGATCACAAAACCATGCCGGTGCTGGAACAGGTGATAGCAGCCACCAACACGAAATTATCGCATGTGCCGGATCTCACAGAAGATCATTTCGCCTGGTTCATGGAAGAGTTTGAAGCCTTTACACGCCGTCAAGAACTGGAACGTGCGATCTTAAAGTCAGCGGATCTCTTGGAAAAGGGCGAGTATGATCCTGTGGAGAAACTGATCAAGGATGCGGTGCAGATATCATTGACTAAAGACATGGGCACAGACTATTGGGAAGATCCGCGTGCCCGGATCAATCGCTATTTCAATTCCGGTGGCCAGGTAAGCACAGGATGGCCACAATTGGATCGACTGTTGTACGGTGGATTCAGTCGCGGCGAACTCAATATCTTTGCCGGGGGGTCTGGATCGGGCAAGAGCCTGGTTATGATGAACATCGCACTGAACTGGTTGCAGGCCGGGCTCAGCGGTGTGTATGTAACACTGGAACTCAGCGAAGAACTGTGTGCTCTGCGTACCGATGCCATGCTTACCAATGCATCAACCAAAGACATCCGCAAGGATATTGACACCACAGAACTCAAGGTCAAACTGGTGGGTAAAAAAGCCGGGCAGTATCGCATCAAAGGATTTCCAGCACAGAGCAACATCAACGACATCCGGGCATATCTCAAAGAAGCACAGATTCAAACAGGTATCCGTGTGGACTTTGTGATGATCGACTATCTGGATCTCTTGATGCCGGTATCGGCCAAGGTCAGCCCCAATGACTTGTTTGTGAAAGACAAGTATGTGAGCGAAGAACTGCGTAACTTGGCCAAGGAACTGGGTGTGCTCATGGTCACGGCGTCGCAGTTGAATAGATCAGCAGTGGAAGAAATTGAATTTGATCACAGCCACATATCAGGTGGTATCAGTAAAATCAACACCGCAGACAATGTGTTTGGCATATTCACCAGCAGAGCCATGCGTGAGCGTGGTCGTTATCAGATCCAGTGCATGAAGTCGCGTAGTAGTACGGGCGTGGGGCAGAAGATTGATCTGGAGTACAATATCGAAACCATGCGTATCACCGATGCTGGAGAAGAGCAGCCACAGGGTGCTTCGGGCTTTGCTAAATCCGCCATATACGAAAGCATCAAAGCTAAAAGTCGTGTGGCCGATGCTGATGCCGGTGAAGACACAGGCAAGGTAACAGCAGAAGTACAAAGCAACAAACTCAAGCAATTGCTGGGCCAGATCAAACAATCATGAAAAATTCCAAATATTGTCCTCGTATTTTTCATGGACTGACACTCATGTCCAAGCCAGATCAATCCATTGATTATTCTGTTTGTTGCTGGAGCAAGAAATCTATATCTTCATCTGATGGGATTATAGATTTTAACTATCCTCAACTGGTTGAATTAAGAAATCAAAATCAGCAAGGCGAGTTATTGTATTCTCATTGTTCGGATTGCATAGAACAAGAAAAAACAGGTAAAAAAAGCATGAGGTTGGGATATGTTGAAATGCAAGGCGTCGAGGAAGACTATACTTCCAGCCTGCATTATTTAGACATACAGATAGATATGACTTGTAATCTGGCCTGTGTTACCTGCGGACCAGAACAAAGTACCACTTGGAGAAAAGAGCTAAAGATCAAAAATCTCCGGGTTCGACCTCAAGTTGAAAAATTCCTAGAAGAAAAATTTTCGTCCATAAATCTTTCTTCGTTAAAAGAAGTAAGAATTTGGGGCGGCGAACCTTTTTTGACTCATACCCATAAAAAAATACTGGAGTTCATTGCAGAACGCACCAATCCATCAAACATCCGATTGATGTACAATACCAACGGAACCTGTAGGATCGATCAGGAAACCAAAGAACTCATTGAAAGATTCCAATTTGCCCGCATAAGTTTCAGCGTTGATGGCATCGGAGAACGGTTTGATTATTTACGATATCCTGCCAAATGGAATGAAGTGGAATCTAATCTTCTGTGGTGGAAAGAAAATCTACCTCACAATTCTATGTTATCAATGACCGTGACTGCTAGTTTATTAAACGTATTATATCTGGACGAAGTATTCGAATGGCATAAAAAGAATTTTTCAGAATCTAAGTTTTCAGACCCCATCGAGATTTACGTACATCATGCATTTGGTACATATGCGTTAGAGAATGCACCTACTGAGATGATCGAGCATCTGCGATCGATACAGGATTACTGCCAACCTTGGATACAATCCTTGGAAATAAAAACTAGAAAACACACTATTAAATCTATTGTGGACAAACTGCGAGAGATTGATACCCGACGCAGAGTCAGTTTAACATCTGCCTTACCACTATCTGCTAAATTTTTAGATTACTGAATGATTGATAGAAGTTCTGGCAGATAATCAGATATCTTGATTTTTTTGGCGATATCTTGTTTTGCTAATGTTTCTAAGAAATCTTCCGAAGACAGTTCCGACCCAGTTATCTCGGTAAACGGTTTAAAAAAAGCATGATTTTTTAGATGTTGTTTTATTTTGACTGGCATGTTGGGTAGTCCAGCCCATTGCGGTTTGTAAACCACATTGTGATTATATCTCATATTTTCTTTTTCAAACCACTGGACAGTCTCGTCGTAGTAAATAGCATTCACTGAACTGATGGTATAGGATATTGAAAAATTGTCAGTGACTGTTTTATATTGATCTAGATTTTTTAAAAGTGTATTCCATTTTCCCGGCCAACGCATGTATTCGAATCTCGATTGGATGCCATCGATACTAAAACAGATGTTGAGGTTGGGAAATGCTTTCAAGACATTTTTTTGCTGATCGTTCAATTCAATACTGCCATTGGTTATAAAAGAAATGAAACACTGATCGTTGTTATTTTCTAGCAATTTATTCAACAAATGGAAAGATCTAGGATCAAACATGGGTTCTCCACCCAGCAAATTAATCCGCTGGCTAGTTTTGAAATCAATTTCTAATTCAACAAAATTAGGATGATACGACGCTGTTGGAATAATACCCATTTTCTTTTCTATCTCGATCCATTTGGTGCTGAATGTTGAATCGCAGGTCACACAGGCCTGATTGCAGAGATTACTTAGGTAGATTTGGTACATCAAAATCTGATTTTGATTAGTGATGCAATCTTGTTCGATTGATTGGATATCTTTATCTAATTTCCAATCTAAAAATCTATTTTCTTGTATCCTCCGGCTGTCTTGTTGTTGATCTTCAAGAGTCCAACACTTCTGGCACGCAGGACTCCGTATGCCGGATAGAAGATCTGACTTTATTTCATTAAGATCATGACCTTTTGCCAATAAACAACATGGTTTTTTGTTTGTGCCATTGATTTCTTCTGAATACCAAGGTAATACACAGAATGTTTTTGATTGCATTTTTTATTTAAGACGACGGTACGTTGTGAAATTATAAATAACTCAAAGGTTCAGGCCCAAGATGCAAAAACGCACCCGCAGCATATTAGAAGAACTAGATGCGATATACGTGGAACGCCATGAAGATCGTGATCGCCGCTACATCATTGAAAGCCGGGCAAGCAACGTGATAGCAAGTGCTGTGCGATTGGTCGAGCAGATCGAAGCAGCATATCCTGCTGATCAAGCAGAGAATCTGGTGCGTAAACTGCTGAACGCTATACGCACCAAAGACGCGGCAAAATTCGCCCGCACAGTGAGACGAACTGATGCAGATACATGAAATAACACATCAACGCCTGGATGAAGTGGGTTTGATGACACGACTGGGTGCTGCCCTGGGTAACCAGCAGGCCAAAGTGGCCACTAACACAGCGGCCCTGAGCCAAGCTGCCCTGAAACAATGGAACAACCAGGTCCTGCAACTGCAACAGGTCAACAATGGCATGCCCATCAGTGAGCCCGAATACGAAGACAGGCTGCAAGAATTTGTGGAGAGGGTCATGCTGCAAGGGCGGAAATTCGATACCTTGGACCAGACCAGCCAGAGCAGACTGATGCCAGCTGTGGATGCTGTGGTCAAGGCCCGCATGGATCCCAAACTGTTGCCCTCGGCCTTTGAAAAGATGGTGGCAGCGGTCAACGTGGCCCGCCAAGATCCTACCAAGGCCACACAGAATCCACAGTACACGCCGCAACAAACCGCGGCCACAGTGAAACAGGTGTTAGCGGGGGCCAACGTGAACACACAGGCCGTGGCCACTGCCCTGCAGCAGGCCGCAGGCGGAACATTGACTGCTACCAAACAGGCCAATCCCATGGTCAACAGCCTGCTGAATGCCCTGGGCGTGGCAACAAAATGATCCTGGCCGAAGGCGGCAACATCTTCAAAGATGCCGACGGTGTGCCCGTCACACAGCGTATAGCTCAGACTGACATCAAGTCCACCTTGGTATGGTTGGAACACATGTTGCCCGGGCTGGATCTCCGCAACAACATGCTGGGGTCCACGGGTTTGAAACCCACGTCCGGCGATATCGACATCGCCGTGGATGCCAACACAGTGACCAAGGAACAACTGGTCAGGCGGCTCACGGACTGGGCAGTGGCCAACAAGTTTGATCCAAAAGACTGGGTGCGGAAATCGGGTGTGGCCGTGCATTTCAAAACGCCCATCGTGGGCATACCCGAGCGTGGCTATGTGCAGACCGACTTCATGTTTCTCAACAAGCCCGAGTTCTCCAAATTTATTCTGCGGCAAGATCCCAATAGTGAGTACAAGGGTGCCACCCGCAACGTGTTGCTAAACTCCTTGGCTAAGAGCATGGGCTACAAGCTCAATCAGAATGACGGTATCATGGACCGAACCACCAATGAACTGATCACGGATGACCCTGATCGGATCGCACAGATGCTGCTGAACCCCCGGGCTACACGAGAAGATCTTGGGTCAGTGGAAAAGATCCTGGCACAATTAAAAACAGATCCCAAAAAGGATGCCAAACTGGCCGACTTCCGCGATCACATGCAACGTGCGGGCACGCCCTTGGACGAAAACGTAGGCTACACTGAAGTGAACTGGATGGCCCGACTGCGAGACCGCATCATGGTACAGGGCATGCAGGTCATCACTGAAGGGGTGCGTATCGAGCATCCCGAAGATCGAGTCTTGGATGCCGGCAGCCGAGGACTGACACAAGCTCTGCAGGGCATCTTGGCAGCGGCCCGGCAGCCCGAGACCACCACGGTGAAATGGGACGGCAAGCCTGCCATCATATTTGGCCGCAAGCCCTCGGGCGAATTCGTGCTCACAGACAAGTCAGGTTTCCTGGCCAAGGGCTATGATGGCCTGGCCACGAGTCCCCAGCAGATCGAACAGATCATGGCCGCCCGAGGTGGTGAACGCGGCGAACTGGTGGCCATCTACAAAAAACTGTTCCCCATGCTGAGACGCACAGTGCCCCAGGACTTCCGTGGTTATGTGCAAGGCGATCTTTTGTATACAGCCCAGCCCGCCGTGGTCCAGGGTGCTTACGAGTTCCAGCCCAACACAGTGAAATATCGCGTGCCTGCGGACTCCAAACTGGGACAACAGATCGGTGCTAGCGAAGTTGGCGTGGTGGTGCACACCCAGTTGGCCGCACCCGGTGCCGCGGCACAGCCTATCACCGCCACGGATCTTGTGCCTGCTCCTGGTGTGTTGATCCTGGATCCCAGCCTGCGGACCTCGGGCGAAATCAAGCTGGACAAGAACACAGTAAAAACCATACAAGACATCATAGCCCAGCACGGTCGGGCCATTGATCAGCTGTTCAATCCACAAGAGTTAAGAGATCGTCGCATCACGGATCTGCCGCAGTTGATCAAGCAGTACATGAACAGCCGGGTGCGATCCGGCAGTTACGACGATCTCATTGCAGGGTTTGGCACCTGGGTGCAACAGCAGGCTCCTGCCAAGGCACCGCGTATATTTGACTGGGCCACTCAAAACAAAACTGCCATGGCCGCTGTGTTTGAAGCGTTCCTGGCCGTGAGCCAACTCAAGAACGATCTTGTGCGGCAGTTGGATGCACAGGCACAGGATGTGTCAGCGTCAGTGAACGACGAACCTGGCCACGAAGGCTATGTGGGTCAGGGCATGAAATTCGTAGATCGCATGCGATTCTCGGCCGCAAACTTCGCCCGAAACAATCCAGAATTCACCTAGCCAGGGCTATTTTTTCCATCTTTGGTAAATAAAAGCAGAGGCAGAGCCTCACTTACTAAGGAGATTTAAAATGGCATATTTTCCACCCGCAAATGGTGATTCGCAACCAGTATTTGCACTAGACATCAACAACGGTCCTCAGACCGGTCAGATCTCGTCAGCTGCCCTAGTGCAGATGGCAGGTCCCAAGTTAGACTTCATCGCATTGATCGTTGAGAATGCATCAAACCAGGCCATCGACCTGCGTAACCAGTTGGGTAATGCCAACGGCGGCGGCACAGGCGTGTTCAATCCTGGTGTTGTCAACACCATCAACGCAGCGATCCAGCGTACTTCTACCATCGCTTTCTACCAGGTAGAAGGCACCACAACAGGCCAGATTTCTTATGGTATCTATCCTTCGGGTGCTTTCGCCAACGCCACGGACCTCGGCAACGTGGTCGCTGGCCTCGGCACAGTCACAGTCACTGAAGAAGATGGCACAACCAACACAGTGGACGTTTCTGGTTCGCAGAGCACCAATGTTGGTTTCAAACTGGCATTGTCGTAATCCATCACGCAGTAGGAAAACAGCCCGGGTTTTTTGCCCGGGCTTTTTTTTGGCCATTAAATACCCACATATGCAAACATTACCTTTGTGGCCCGTGCTGATGTATGACTTCCAGTGGGCCGAACATGACCGTTATCAATCGGACCTACGCAGAGTGTGCTATGAACAACAAGCCGCCAAACGCACCAGTGGTGTGGCACCTGATGCCAAGCGAGGCTTGTACGAAAGTGGATTTGATTTCGTCACTATCTCGGATCCTGCAGTAGAGGCATTTAGTCACTGGGTCAAGAACTGTTTCTTCCAAGCCGCTGCTGCTGCCAATGCCAGATATTGGCCCAAGGGCATGAACGTGTCCGTGGAGATACACGAATCATGGTGCCATATCACCCAGGATGGAGGTTATCATGACATGCATGTTCATCCCAACTCGTCCTGGTCGGCCATCTACTATCTTGAAACCGGCGACACAGATGTGA